TTATTAGGTGGCACAACCGGACAATATCTTGTCAAAAATTCAGCAACCGACATGGACTTTATTTGGACTACAAATTCAGGCGATGTTTCAGGCGTTACAGCTGGCACAGGTATAACCGATCTGATAATTATTCGCATTGACGAATAGACAGCTGCCAGTATTGCAATGACAAAACCACCAACAGCCGTCCATTCGCCCGGACTCACTTTTTTATGCCAAAACTTACATCGTTGGGATTTGCCCATCGAGCTAGTACCGGCACAATGCCAGCAATTAAGCCCATTGCCAAATCTTTCGGATTTGTGTTGCCGGTCATGTAGACAGCTAAACAACCTGCCACCGCGCTTCTTGCGTACGATGCGGCAGCTGCTTTGATTTGATCCATTATTTTTCTCCTTTTGGTCGATCCGGCAAATCACCGGAAAACGCGCCATAAGTTGGTCGGCCGTAGCCGACAACAAATGACCTTGCTCCCAAAGTTCTTGATTTCACCATCACTTCACCGCCATTGCGCTGATCTCCGGCACCCGATGTGTTGCCTTCAATGGTCACAATTTGCTTTTCCGATGCTCGAATGACCAAGCCGATGTGATTAATTGTAATTTTGTCATCAATCACAAAATCAAAAAACACAAAATCACCGATCTTTGGTGTGCTGTGCCATCGATTCATTTTTTTGAAAGCATCAGCTCCGGCGCGAGTGCTAACTACATTTGGCACATCCACACCGGCTTGATCTGCACACCAATTAAGAAATGACCCACACCATGGCAGCTTGTCGGCTTTCATGTGTTTGCCATACTTTGTCTCATTGTCTCCAGTTTCAGCTGTGCCAACTTCGGCGAGCGCGACCTGAATCAAACGAGGCAATGTGCCTTGTGGAAATGTCATCCCAGTAATGCAGCTACTTCATCGGCAGACAATCCCAGTTTGTCTAGTACAGCTTGCTTGGTTGCATCCTTAGCGGCTTGCTCGGCTTTTAATTTGTCTATTTCAATTAAAAACTTCGCTTGCTTAGCCTCTGCCTCTACAATTTCAACAGAAGTCAGCTCAATAATTGTTTCTTTGCTTGTTTCCGCATCATAGATTTTTTTGTGCCATTTTGTAAGTGTCATTTTTATACCGCCCCATAAACAAATAGTGTGCCAGCATCAAAAGTTCCACTGGCAAGAAAAATTTCAATCGAGCTGATCGCCGTTGTAGCGTTGATAACACCTTTGTAAACGGTTGCACCGTTGCCAGTCGTGCCGCTACCAGCAGATGAAGCAAAAACAACATCTAAAGCTTTAACGCCTGTGCCTCTACATCCATCTATTGAAACACCACCGCTAACAGTTGAATCTGCATTGTTTGCCATTGTGCCAAGTCGAATTTCTGTATCACTTGCATTTTGCTCTGATGAAATTCCATTAGAATAAGTAGCTGTAAAACTTGTTTTTTCACCTGCTCTTGTGTAGGAATTTGAGGTAACTACATTGTTTGCTGACATGTACATACTTTGTGAAGCCGCATTTGCTGAGGCACCGCGCACAATAACTAACAAACTATCATAGGAGGATAAACCTGAAATTGCGGTTGAAATTCCTGATAATGATGTGCCGCCTGCATTAACTAATGTGTAATTTTTTGCACTACCACTAGCCGCTGCCCATTTCATGCCAGTTGCTTCTGCGCTGTCTGCCGTAAGGATTGTGTTGTTTGCGCCAATTCCTAAACGGCTAAAAGCTGCTGATCCAGTTGCAGGAACTAAATCGCCTTTTGTGGTGTAGGCCGTAGCCATTGCATTTGTTACTGTTGGTACTGGCCCGGTTGGATCAGTAACGGTTATACCTGTGCCAGCTGTAACGCCTGAAACATCGCCTGAATTTGTAGTCCAAATAAAGTCCATGTCGGTTGCTGAATTTTTGACAAGATATTGTCCGGTTGTGCCACCTAATAAATCAGCCATTGATGTTGCAACAGCTTGACCAAACACTTCAAAATCAGCCGGCAAATCTGTGACTAAATCTGTCGATGTTGGCATTTGCCAGGAAAATGGCGTTGTTGGATTGCTCATGTTTTCTCCTTACGCCACAATTGTGGCATTGATCCAATCCAGTGTTGGATTGACTGTGCTCCATTGCTCTACCACCGGCACATCATTCCATCGCATGGCCTGCAATGAGAATGAAATTGGTGACAAAATCATTGAAATGTTGATCTGATTATACCCGGCAGAAAATGTCCAGCCTTCAACAAAACCCAGATAATCGCCAGAATTCATGTTGAGTGGCAGATCGCTGATTTCCACTGGCATTCCCATAAAGACATTAATAAGATCATCGCGATCGGCATCATCAAGCTCTGGGTTGGTCAGCTCATAGGTTATGTTATTGAAATTAAATCGTGGATAAGCTCTGAGTTCTAAATAAAAGTCAGCTTGATCTTGAGCATCGGGCTCATGCTTGACGGTTGTTGTAAAAATCTGGGCTAGTTGCCCATAAAGTCCGACCGATGCAGAATCAAGAGCACTAACCTCGGGTGATGAATTTGTACCGTATTTGAGAGTAATTGTATTTCGGACATCGCCGGTTCGTGACTGGATACTCAATCCCGATGCCAAAGCGTGATTGGCTGTCAGTTCCACATAGCCGTTGGCAGCAAGATAATTTGTGCGGTGTGTGCTGTCGGCATAACCAATTTGTCCGTTGGCATCCTCGTAAATGTAGCCCAATCCCGATGTGGCCAAAGCTGAAACCAATGTGTAAACATCTGTCCGGCTGCTCGATCTAGCTGCTAGTTCATAATTACCCGGTTGATCAATTTCTCCCAATCCTGTGTTTTCTGCATTTTGCCACTGTTCGGTTGGATCATAAGTTGCCCATGTAAGAGCTTGTGGAACCTCTTGCCATGAGCCAAACAAAACTTCACTTAAAATTGTGTAAATCTGATCACCATCAAAATCCTGTGATAAAACACCATCGGTCAATGCCTTTGGCAATCTAGCCAATGCGCCTAAAGCAATGATGGTGATCCGCTGTGCATAATCAATCGATCCCACCTCAGCTACGGCAATACCAACATCAACGACCGACCCACCAAAGATTGGCACAAATGTAGCTGTTGAATCTTGTAATTCAATGGTAAGTGAATTGTTGATCTCAATTAGCACATTTGATTGATCAAGGTTGATTAGCTCAAGGTTTGCATACCCGGCTTGGGCTTGCTCATAAATGTTTGTGCGGCCGCTGCTAATTGTAAGATTGGCCAAAATAGCGGTTTGGTATTGCACACCGCCAATTGTCACGCGCCAAACAGGATTAAACACGGTCATGTTGTTTGTACCAGTGCCCCGGCACCGCCAGTGCCGCGATAAAAGGAATCATTGAGTGTATTTACAATTGTGCGAGCTGTGCCTTCTGAATCCATTGCGCCATTGACTGTCAAATTGATTGTTGGTGGCATTGTTGCAGCTTCACCTGCTCTAAATGAACCTGCGTTAAATGACCCGGTGACAATGTTTGATGTTGCTGCTGCCGCGCTTGATCCCATTGTCGATGCCGCTGCGACTCCGCCGCTACCGCTACCAGTGCCGCCGCCTTTTGTCGTGATTTTTGGCACGACTGGTGTTTTTAAAGTGCCAGCAAAAGATTTGCCGCCGGGTGTGGTACCGCTAAAACCGCCAGCACCAACAACAGCATCATTATCATCAGAGCCACCAACCAATGCGTTTGCACCAGCTATAACGGCTGCGCCTACCGCCACAGCTGCAACACCTAAAAGTGGATTTAAAGCAAATGCTTTAGCAATACCAGCAATAATTGCAGAAGCTTTAAGAGCTTTAAAAACTGTAATAAGTCCTTTGATCAATGTAATCGTGCCAGCAACCGCGCCAGCAATCTTTGAAGCGACAAACAAAGCCGCCAAAACACCACCAACAACAATAATTTCATCTTTGAGACTAATAACCGTTTTGAGTACTTTTTTGACTTGTTCACCAAATTCAAATGCGCCTTCAGTTCCGGTTGCTGTTGCTTCAGTCAAGCTGCCTTGACCTGTAAGAGCATTAATAAATGACTGTAAATTGGGAACAGCCGTAGTCAAAACAAAATCTGATAATTTCTCAACAATTGGAAGCAATGCTGCGCCAATTGATTCTTTTGCTTCTTGAGTGGCAATGCCAATTCTTTCAAACTTTACAGCTGCGGTTTCAGCTGCTCCTTCGGCAAATTCGCCATAAGTCGTTTCTAGTTGTCGTATAATGGCATCATTGTCTTTGGATTTTAATAAATTGGTGTCAAGGCCCAAACCTAATTTGCCAAGCGCGGTTGTGTTTCCGTCATAGGCTTTACCTAAAGCATTTGCCACAGTTTCCAATGGTTTACCCGTGGCCGTACTAAGATCAAGTGCAAGGTTAAGCAATCTTTGAGCTTCCTCAGTATCTTTTGTGCTTCTTACTAAACGCTCAAATGCTGGCCTCAATGCATCATCTGTGACACCGATAGCAATTGATGTTTGCGTAATGTATTTTTCAACGCCGGCGATCTGTGCGGTTGTCGCGGTGGTTGTTGCCGCAATTGTGGCTGCTAGTTTTTCTTGGGCGGCAGCATCCTCGGCCGCTGCCTTTACCGCATCGCCAGCAAATGCCAATGCAGCTGCGCCAGCCAAAGCAAATGCAACGCCAGCCTTTTTGCCAAATTCGGTTGCCTTATCGCCAAATGTCTCAGTTTCCTTGCTGGCTTTACTTAATCCATCGACTAAGTCTTTTGTTTCAGCAAGGATCGATAGCTTGAGCGTTCTTGAAGTGCCTGCCATTATTCGAACTTCCTGACAATCTTAGAAAATGATTCTTCCCACTGTTTGATAATTTGAGGCTGCAAGTTTTTTAAAGTTGGGTAAATAAACCAACCCCGTTTGCCTGACCAAGTGGGAAATTGCTTAAACTTTCGTGAGCCAAATTCAGCACCGCCCCACAGTTGTTGTGTTGTGCCTCCACCGCTTAGTTTCTGACCAGAAAAACCAAAACTAATTTCACCAACTTTTGATGATTTGGAAACTCTTGCGCCTTCTGCAATTCTGTTGTCTAAACGATTATAACTGTTAGTTGTAGCGGCAATAATGTTGCCTTTGACAAAATCGGCCAAAGCACTGGAAGTCTCTTTGGCTTCGGCAATTGCTTCATCCTCCATTGCTTTAAATGACTTAATAATTGATCGCAATTCGGCTTTATCATAGGTAATTGCTTCACTGGCCATTGCCTCGCCTCTCTAAAATTTCGATCACCGTCAAAATGTCCTCAGCACTCTCAAATTCGCTAAAAGGTAGCCCGGTTGTAAGAGCTAACTCCCAGATTACTCGGTTGAGGCTTCCGACTGGGTAACTTTTGGGTTTGCCTCACCGACTAAGACTTCGGCAATTGTTTCAGTCCAAATGTCAATTGGCTTTATCGGCTTACCAGCTGCCTCACGCTTCATGGCGTGATACGCAAGAAAAACCAAATCTGAAATGCCAATCTTTTCTTGTGCCTGTCCAATTGTGTTGCCTGTGTGCTTTTCCCACTTTACCCATTCCGGCGGTGCTGCCGTGTAAGTCGCTTGGGTTCCATCGTTGTATTCAATTGTTATTGGTAGTTTCATGCTCCCGATCTCCTTTATTAGCTAAATGTTGCAACTGGTGTTGTAACACAAATGAAAGCAAGCGAAACGGTTTGTGCATCCGGTGCCGTGCCTCCAGCTGATGGCAAAATTGGCTGGACATCAAATGCAAATGATGCGCCTGTGTCTGCCACCAAGACCACAGCAAGTCCGGTGTTTGGTGCGTTTGTTGCAGCTGTCCAAAGTGCCTCACACAATGATGATGCGGCTCCCCAATCAGCTAGCATTTCAACCGCAAAATTTCCTTGCGTGTCTGTCGTAAAATAACTTTTTCCATCCAAAGTTTGAAATGTATTAATTGTTGAATCAACTGTTAATGTTGCTGATGTAGCTTGAGCATCAAAATCATCACCATCAATGGTGAAGGTTATGTCTCTGCCCGTGATTATTGTTGTTGGCATGGTTTCTCCTTAGTCGGTGTAATAGGTGCTTATTTGTAAATCGGCCGTAAGGTACTTACCGGCACCGACTTCCAATGGTTGTGGGCTGCTCACATCGCCGACTGTATAACCAGCCGGCATTGTGCTGATGATGCTGATCATCAATTGTTCGAGATTGTCTAAAGCTGCGGCATTGCTGGAATAACCAACCACACCGGTCACATTGAAATTAATTTTGACTTTTGTTGTTGCACCGTTTATTAAAAGGCTTTCAAGATACGGCGATCCCGGCACTAAACAAATGCTCGGTGATGTCATTGTCTCTGGAATTCCGTTATAGACATTGGCCGCAATTGTTGAAAGTGTGGTTTGCAATGGTGTGCGGATGTCGGCCTCGATGGTCATTGGCACATCGTTTCAACATCCAAAAATGGCCCCAATAGGCCGATCACTCTGTTGCTTAAGCTGCGACCCAAAACAAATGGTGACGGCTGAAAATTATCTGACATGATTTGATTGCCCGGAGCTGTAATGCTTTGAAAAATCTCAACCGCTACCACCAAGATTGCATTTTCAATTGGTGGCGTGCTTGCGTAAAGCGATGCGGCTGATCCACCGGATAAGGTAGCCAATGCTGAAGGAATAAACGGCAATGGGTAGTCTCGATCAGCCGCCGCTGTTGCAGCTGTAAATGTGTACGGCTCAATACGATCATCGGTGACTGTATAGGTCGCGTTGTAGGCTCCGGCCCCGGTTACAACAACAGATTGACCCGGCACAAAGTAATTTGGCCGCATTGTGGTGAAGTAAATGACGGAATCACTCACATTGGCAAAAGTCACCGATGATTGGTATTGCGTAAGTAAAGGCAAAATGGTTTGTTCAGCGGAATCTATAAAAGAATCCAATTGTGCATCTGAGTACAAAGAAACCGAGACACCAAGAATTTGTCTCAGCTGTGCAGCTGTAACGATTGCCGGCATCTCGGTTCCTTTCGTATAAGTAGCGTTCGGGAGCGACCGCTACC